GATATAAATAACACTGCATTATTCGATATAATGAAACTCAAGCCGAGTTATGGGATTGGTGGCTCTGACCTATCAAGCACAACAGACCTTACATGCGGAACAATTATATTTATGCTGCCTAATGATAGTAATATATATGTTGAACAAATGTATTTTTTACCTGAGGATTTATTAGAGCAAAGAGTAAGGGAAGATAAGATACCTTATGACAAGTGGAAAGAGCAAGGAATACTCAGAGTATCACAAGGAAATAAGGTGCATTACAGAGATGTCAAAAAGTGGTTTGTAGAGATGAAAGAAGTTTGCGATATATATATACCTTTCCACGGTTACGACGGTTGGAGCTCAACATATTATATAGAAGATATGAAAGACTATTTTGGGAAAAACGCAATGGAACAAGTAATGCAAGGGAAAAAGACCTTATCAGCACCAATGAAAAGCTTGGGAGCTGACTTAAGGGCAAAAAAAGTAATATATAATAACAATCCGATTTTGAAATGGTGTCTTGCAAATGTCACTGTAGACAGAGACAAGAACAACAATATACAGCCAATTAAAGGCAGTAACTCAAAACGCAGGATAGACGGCTTTGCAAGTCTATTAGACGCTTATGTTGTACTTGAAAGACACTATGATGAATATATAAGTTTAATTTAAAGGGGGTGAAAAAAATAAAAGTAATAGACAAAATCAAAAATATTTTCAAAAATAATATGGTTACTGTTACAAGCTACAAAATGATTACTGAATCAGGAAGTGGCTTTTTTAATTATGACGGAAAATTGTATAAATCCGACATAGTGAGATCGTGTATCAGACCAAAAGCACAAGCTATAGGAAAAATCTTAGGAAAGCATATAAGAGAAGATCCTAAAAGTGGAATAAAGGTAAATCCTGAGCCATATATAAGATTTTTACTTGAAGAGCCAAATCCATTTATGACAGGACAGGTTTTGCAAGAGAAATTGACTGTTCAACTAATGCTTAATAATAATGCCTTTGCATACATTCAGCGTGATGAGAACGAATTTCCCATTGCAATATATCCGATTAACTCTTCAAATGTCTATCTATTACAAGATGACAACTACAATCTGTATCTTAGATTTTTTACGAGGAACGGAAGAAACTACACATTTAGATATTCAGATGTAATACATCTAAGACGCGACTTTTGCAATGATGACATATTCGGAGACAATCCTGCTCCGGCACTAACTCAACTTATGGAAGTCGTAGGAACGACAGACCAAAGTATTGTAAATGCGATAAAAAACTCATCTGTAATAAGATGGCTTTTAAAATATCATGTTGCTATGAAACCTGAAGATTTGAAAAGGCAGACTAAAACATTTGTTGATGATTTTTTGAAAATTGAAGACGGCTCAGGCGGAAATTCTACAGGAGCAGCAGCGACTGATTCAAAGTTTGATGCACAACAAGTAGATCCTAAAGACTATGTACCTAACGCACAGCTTGTAGACAGGACAACACAAAGGATATACAGCTTTTTCAATACAAATCTGAATATTGTACAATCTTCTTACAATGAGGATGAGTGGATTTCATATTATGAGGCTGAATGCGAACCTTTAATAACTCAACTATCAGGAGAGTATACAAGAAAGTTATTCACAAGAAGAGAAAGAGGCTGTGGAAATAAGATAGTATTTGAAAGTTCAAATTTAACATTCGCAAGTATGTCGACAAAATTGGGTTTAGTTCAATTTGTAGACAGAGGAATATTGAATCCAAATGAAATTAGGGCAATACTCAACCTTGCACCAATTGAAAGTGGAGAACAATATATAAGAAGACTTGATACAAGACCTACAGATGAATAAAAGGGGGTGAATAAATGGCAAAGGTAAGGATAGCAGGGACAATCGTATCAAATGATGAAAAATGGATATATGATTGGTTCGATATTGACGCATTTTGTATTAATGATTTACTAAAAGCTATAACTGATGATTATGAGCTTTTAGAGATTGAAATAAATTCTCCGGGCGGAAGTCTTTTTGCCGGAAGTGAAATATACACAAAGATAAAAAATCATAAAGGTAAGAAAACAGTAACGATAACGGGACTTGCTGCAAGCTGTGCATCCATTATAGCAATGGCAGGAGATGTAGTAAAAATGTCTCCAACCGCTCAAATGATGATACACAACGTATCATCATACGGAAGTGGAGACTATAGAGATATGGAGCATTTAAGCACTGTATTAAAACAAGCAAATGAAGTAGTAGCAAACGCATATATGCTCAAGACAGGAAAAACCAAAGAAGAACTACTATCAATGATGAACAGTGAAAAGTGGTTTACACCACAAGAGGCAAAAGAACAAGGTTTCATAGATGAAATTTTGTTTACTGAAAATAATACAAGCAACAATCTGCAATTAGTTGCAGGGTTTAAACCAAATATAATACCTGCTCAGATCATAAGTAAAATGAAAATAGAAAAAGAGCAGGAACAACTAAATTTATTAAAATTAAAGGAGATAATGTAATGAAAAGAGAACAATATTTGAAATTAAGAAATGAGAAATTGACAAAAGCACAAGAATTGTTAGATGCAGGAAAGTTTGAAGAGTTAAAAGCAATCAAAGTAGAGATTGAAAAGTTTGACAATGACTTTGAAAACATAGCAAAAGAACAGGCAAATCTTGCTGCATTAGAGGGCAAAGTTGCTAACATTGATATATCAAATCAATCTGTAGATATTCCAAGTGCAAAAGTTATTTCTGACATTAAGCAACAAGAAGATATATCTTATGAAACTGTATTCGCTAAAGCTGCATTACTACAACCTTTGAATAATGAAGAAATAGCGATATACAACAAGTACAATCCTGAAAATGTGTATGTTCACAATACTACTAATACAGAAATAATGATACCTAAAACAGTAATGGCAGGTATTGAAAACACAATGAAAGAGCTACATCCAATATTGAATGATGTACAACCAACACATATAAAAGGTATAGTAAAGTATGTGAAACATACTAAAGTGAAAGACGGAGACGCTGATTATTATACAGAAGATACAGAAGTAAAAGATGAAGAAAATGAATTTGCAGAACTTACTCTTGGAGCTAAAGAACTTGCAAAATCAGTAACGGTGACTTGGAAATTACAAGCAATGGCTGTAGATGAGTTTATCCCATATATTCAAAGAGAATTAGGCGAAAGAATGGGAAATGCTAAGGCAAGAGCATTTGTAAATGGTGCAGGAGACGCTAAATATCCACAAGGCGTTGTAACAGCAATAAAAGCTGAAAGTGGAACACCACAAAAGGTGGAATTTGCCTCAGCAACAGGACTAACATATAAAGACATTACGAATGCTATGTCAAAAGTAAAATCAGCATATAAGAGTGGTGCTAAAATATATGCAAATAATACTACTGTTTGGAATGTACTTGCAAACATAATGGATAAAATGGAAAGACCACTGTTTATACCTGATGTAACAGCCGGTGGAGTTGGTAGGATATTAGGTGTGCCTGTCTTTGAAGAAGACGCAATGAAAGATAATGAAATACTAATAGGAAATATGGCAAGTGGATATAAAGAAAATGTTCAAGAGGGAATGAAACTTGTTACGGACCAACACGCAAAAGCAAGAACTACAGATTTTGTAGGATATGAAACGCACGACGGTGGAGTATACGACACAAAAGCATTCGCATACATTGTAAAGGGGGTTTAGTAAATGAAATATAGAGTTATAGATGGTTTTTTGAACTCTAAAACTCAAGAATATATCCCTGTTGGCACAATACTGACAGACAGTGAGCCAAGAATAAAAGATTTTATAGCTGCACATGTTGTTGTGGCCATAGAAGATGAGCAAGATGAAACTGTTGAACTGACAACTACTCAAATAAAGCAAATACTTGATGAAAAGGGTATTGAGTATGACAAAAAAGCCAAAAAAGATGAGCTGTTAAGATTATTAGAGGGATTGGAGTGATCCACTCCCTCATTTTAATGGGGTGATATAATGGTTGAAAAAATAAAGCACTCACTTAGAATAGGACATGACAGTATAAACAGTGATATACAAGAGCATATAGACGCTTGTAAGCTTGATTTAAAAAGAGTAGGAGTAAAAAAGATTGAAGATACAGATCCATTAATTATTCAAGCGGCCAAATTATATGTGAAATGGCACTTAAATTTTGAAGATGAGGCAGACAGGTACAGAAATGCTTATGAAATGCTTAGAAATTCTCTTGCAATGAGCGGTGATTACAATGTATGATGAACAAATAAAACTACTTGGAAAAGAAAAAGTAATAAATATCCCCGGACAAGGCAGAGAAAAAAGGCAGGCAGAAAGAATTGTATTTGCAAAAGTATTAAGCATAGGTATGAATGAGTTTTATCAAGGAAGTGCAACAGGATTTAAGCCTGAATTAAAGTTTGAAATTGCAGATTATATGGACTATGACAATGAAAAAGAACTGATATATGATAAAGTAAAATATCAAGTGCTTAGGACATATAGAAAAAATAAAAGGCAACTTGAAATTACTGTGTATGGGGGTGTAAACATTGGCACTACCTAATGCAAAGATGAAGATAAACAGAAACGGAGTCACATTTGAAAGCAATGTTGACGCTGTACAATATTCGTTAGAGAATCTTATAAGAGCTGCACTTAGAGATACAGCTAAGTATCTAAGAAAACTCATGATACAAAAGCTAAAAAAACTGCCCGGAATGAAAAAATCAAAAAGGATATATAATTCAACACAATTTTGGGTTAGAAAAAAAGAAAATGATTTACAAATAGGGTTTAAACACAACTCTTGGTATGGAGCATTATCAGAGCTTGGTGACAAGAATCAACCTAAACGAGGGATATTAAGAGATACAGTGTTTGAAAATATTGACACAATACAAGAAATACAAGGTCAATATCTATCTGCACTAAGTGAGCAAAGTCCCGATGTTGAAGAAATAGGCGAAGAAATGGGAGCTGATGAGTCATGAAGTACTTAAAAATTGAAATTGAAAAAATATTACTTGATATATGTAAGAATGTGTATCTTGAAAGTGCTGATGATGATAGTCCGTTTCCATATCTTGTTTATAACATATCAAATGCGGTAAATAATGGCGACTTACACAGCTATATTTTAGATGTTGATGTGTGGGATAAATCCGAAACCACAAGAAATATAGATGATTTGGAGAAAAAACTGAAAAAACTTGATAAGACAACATTTATTGATGAAAATATTCAATTTACAATGTACTATGACAGAACTATAAATACAAAGTCTGAGCATTTAGAGTTGAAAAGATACACTGTAATGTTTGAAATAAGAGCGATAGAAAGGAGATAGTAATGGGAAAAAGTAAAACATATAGCGGATTTAATGACAAGACAGCTGAAAATTTGTTACTTGATGCCGGAGCATTTTTTGCAAATTTCCAAGTCGGCACAGATACATTTGAAACTGCATCAGCAAAGCTACTTGGAGCAACAAGAGGTGGCGGTAAATTTGTAGCAAAGCCAAGCATACGTTCAATTGGCGTTGACGGAGTAAAAGGAAGAGCAAAAGGATTGCAAGTAATTGACAGTTGGGATGTTTCATTATCAGCAAATATACTTGAAATTAACAAGGAAACACTTGCAAAAGCTCTAACAGCTACAAATGATGTAGATGACAGCACTACTGACGGATATTTAATAATTACAGCAAAAAACTATATAGAACTAAAAGATTATATTGAGAATATAACATTTGTTGGAAAAATATCTGGAAATGAAAAGCCTGTCATAATACAGATATACAATGCACTTAACATTGACGGTCTTACATTGCAAACAAAAGACAAAGATGAGGCTGTAATTGCATTAAATTTTGTTGGCACTTATGATACAAAGACACTTGATGTACCACCGTTTAAGATATTTTATCCTAAAACTGCATAACAATTCAAAGAAAGCCACTCATTTGAGTGGTTTTTTTATACTTAAATTAAGGAGAAGAAAATGAGAAAACCGAATATAAAAGACGCATTTTTAATGTCAAGAATAATAAAGAAAATAGATCTTAAAAATGCAGATATACAATGGGAAGAAAAAGCGGAGATTGTTGGAAAAGAAGTCATATTTTATATCATAGAAAATATAGATAAAGTTGAAGACGAAGTGTCTGAATTAATATCAAATATATTTGAAGTAGAAAAGGAAAAAGCATTGGAAGTGCCTTTGGATGAGGTATTTGAACAATTGAAAAATATAGAGGGTATTAAAAATTTTTTTCAACAAGCTGGCAAATTGACGAAGTAGACATATATGATGTTATTTTGCAAAGATATTCAAATATTGAATTTTTGTATACATTAGATTTATATACTGCAATGGAGCTTATATCTAAAGCATATAAAGAAAAAATAAAAGACAGAGTATTTACACTATATGCAAATATATACCCTAATATGGATGAGGATAATTTTATATCATTTGATGAATTTTATGGAATAATGACAGTTGACAATAAAAGAGATAAGGATGAAATACTTGATGAAGTAAAACAATTGTTAAATTTTGAATGGAAAGAGGTGATGTAAATGGAGCTGTTCAGACTATTTGGCACCATATTTGTCGATAATCAAAAAGCCAATGAGAGTATACATCAAACAGAAGAGCATGCAGAAAAAACAGGAAATTCTCTTCTTTCAGGAGTAGGAAAGGCAGTAAAATTCGGTGCTGCTGTTGCAGGTGCTGGTACAGTGGCTATTGGTGGAATGATTGCTTTGGCAACTAAAACAGCTGAAACAGC